GACTCAATCTATCAGCTACCTTCAGATTTATTATTCCTGATTAAGATATATCCAGGAATCAGATACCAGATTTATGGCAATAAAGTGTACGCCAACAATACAGGCCCACTTTACTGCGACTATATTTATAACGCTCCAGAATCAACATGGCCACCGTACTTTACTCAGATGATTGAGTATGCACTGGCTAAAGATTTTGCAACGAGCATCCGAGACAGTTCAGCATCACGGCAAGAAATGTCTGCTGAGTATGTAAACGCTTCTAGGATGGCCCGATACACAGACTCCCAGCAATACCCAATGACACCTATCACGAGCAACCCTTTTGTTAACGTGAGGTTCTAGTGGCCAAGTCTCGCTTTATCCAAAATAACTTTGTTAGTGGAGAGTTATCCCCATTAATGCGAGGCCGTACTGATATTAATCAGTATTACCAAGGGTTGCAGACAGCTAACAACGTTGTTCTAGTCCCACAGGGCGGTGTTAAACGTCGTCCTGGCACTGAGTTTATTGGCGTTTCTCCAGAAAAAATAATAGTCAGTGGTCTTGGCAACATGACCATGCCTAATGGCGGCACTCCGTCAATAATACAAGATAAAAATGACGCTACCACTACGTCAACAACGACCCCTATTGGCGTAATAAATCCGTATGTAGTCGCTCAGTTAGACTTTGTATCAGCACAAACCTTATTGTTTATCGATATACGGCGCATTAGTTTATCTTCTGGGACTTCTGCCGAGTTTAAAGTTCAGAAGTCAACAAACGGAACTACTTGGACGGATGCTGCTAACGTTCCTTTGATTGGGCCAAACCCGCAAGACTTCAGGTTTTATCTTCCAGAATTAGGATTGTCTACACGGTACTGGCGATTAGTTCGTATCGGGGCTACAGATTTAGGTTCGGCTACTGTTACGTTGGCAGGGTTTGCTCCGGTTATGAGAGCTGGCGGTATTGTTGATCCATCAGAGGCTAAGTTAATAGACTTTAGCGTTGAAACAGACAAAAACTATCTTTTAGTTTTGACCGATGGAAACATCAACATCTACAAGAATCCTGGCAATTACGTTGCATCAGTTAAGATGCCGTTTACTTCTAGTCAAGTATCTACGGTCAGAGCCACGCAAACAGAAAGCGTGATGCTGTTGTTTCAGGAAGACGTGCCGCCACAGCGATTAATTAACTTGGGTACGGATACAGATTGGTTCTTGGATGAAGTGCCATTCACCAATGTTCCGACGTATGACTTTGACGATGCGCTTAGTCCTACTCCAGTTAACGAAATACAGGTAATGACATTAACGCATGGTAGCGGACATAACTGGGAGCTTGGCGATCAATTCCAAATAGATGTTGAAAGTGTATTGTCAAAAAATATCACTTTTGCAGGAGATGGCACTGCTGCTGAACGAAGTTCTACTGTATTTAATATTCAGAAAAATCTACAAGAAATGCCTACGTTTGGAGAAACAGGTGTTGCAGTAGCTAGAACAGGAACAAGACAGTACACAATTACTATTAGCGGTGAATCTACCAAAGCCTTTGAGTTATTTTCAGGCTTTCCAACGGCCGGTAATGTAGATAACACCCTTGTATTTACTCAGACCCAAGTGGGATCGCCTAGAAAAGAACCTGTATGGTCTGCTACTAGGGGCTATCCCAAGACTGCATGTTTCTTTGAAGGTCGGTTAGTTCTTGGTGGCACTAAGTCCAAGACTGCATCGGTATTTTTTTCTAAGTCTGGGTCGTTCTTTGACTTTGATATTGACGATGGCGATGATGACGAAGGTATCTTTGCTACTATCTCATCTCGTAAGCTAAACGAAATCATCGATGTTTATCCTGGCAGAAACCTGCAGATATTCACGTCTGGGGCTGAGTTTTCTGTCACCAGTAAGCCGGTCACGCCTACAAGTGTAGGGATAGCGCCGCAAACAAATCATGGTGCTGCGTATGTAGAAGTAGTAGATGTGGATGGATCTACTATATTCGTAGATAGGAACGGAAAGACCATTTACGATTTTGTCTACTCGTTCAACGAAGATGCTTATGTGTCTCATGATAGGTCGGTACTATCATCTCATCTGATTAAACAGCCCACAGATATGGCTATGTTGTCTGGCACGACTAGCGAAGATGCTAATTGGTTATTCATAACGAATACTGACGGTACGGTTACAATCCTTAACACGCTACGAGCGCAAGACATTAACGGGTTTACACGATGGGAAGCTGCGTCTACAACGTATCCTGGCGCTACCCCTGAAGCTGGGATAGTCACTAACGCCACGGTGGTAGACGATCAGTTGTACATGATTGTTAAACGAAAGGTAGATGCTCACAACACGACTGAATACCACATTGAACGATGGTCATTCGATCATTTAATGGACGATTCAACCATATTTAATCCTGGGCCAACGGACACCATTATTGCTGGATTATTCCACTTGAATGGATTGACCGTTCAGATCGTAGCAGACGGCATTGTTCTTCCAGAAAGAACCGTTAATGCTGGTCAAATTACACTAACAGCGGCAGAAGTAGGCTATACCAATGTCGAGGTAGGTCTAAACTTCCCTGTACAAATCACTGGTATGCCGCTCAATACGAATATCGGCAGTGGTGAGAACCAGATGCGTATCAAGCGTATCGTCCGCATGAACATCAGGGTCTACCAGTCCTACGGTTACTATGTAGACGGGCAGCCAGTGCCTATTAGAGAGTTTGATTATTCGATAGACTCACCGTTAAACACGTCACCTAACGCTAAAACTGGCATAATAGAAGACGTACTAAACAATATAGGTTGGACTAGAGACGAAATGCCATCGATAACGGCACCAGACCCTACTCCTGTATTTATACAGATGATTGAATACGAGGTTGAATCATCATGAACGTAGCGTTACAGAGCAATATCTACAAGGCACAGAACGTTATGCTGTCTATGCCACAGGCTGAGACCGAGACTAGGCACCATTTTGCCGATGGGATCTATGCTCGTGAGTTATTCATTCCTGCTGGGGTATGTCTGGTAGGCGCATTGCACAAGACCAACCACCTATTTACGGTGTCTCAGGGCGAATGTGTAGCGGTAACGCACGAAGGACGAGAAGAAATCAAGGCTCCATACATGGGGCAGACTCAACCAGGTATGAAGCGAGTAATATACGCAATTACTGATACGGTGTGGACTACATTCCACGTTACCGAGGAAACAGATGTGGATAAGATAGCAGAGCAAATTATCGAATTGGAGGCAATCTAATGGCTTGGGTAATTACCGCCATAGCAACAGCGGCAGGAGTTAGCACATTTACTGCTGCGGTAGGTACTGCGGTTGCTGGTACTGCTGCATTAAGTGCTAGAGGTCAATACGTCGCTGGGAAAACTCAAGAGCTTGAGCTGAAACGACAGGCTGAAGAAGAACGCCTAGCTGCTCAAAGCCGTGAATTGCAACGTAGAGAAGAATTAAACCGAGCACTTGCTGCTAATGTAGTAGGTCAATCTATGTCTGGGATTTCTGGAGAAGGTACGCCAGCCAGCATTGCATTGGCCAGTGCCAAGAAGGCCGGTTTAAGTGAGTCTACTATCGGATTATCTGAAAAGTTAAAACAGGCACAATTGCGAAGGCAAGCTGGTTATGCGCGTCAAACTGGAAAATTACAAGCTGCGTCTACGTTATTAAGTGGCGCAACACAAGTGGCTCAGTTAGTGCCTGGCGGAAAATCTGGTGGGGAAACATAATGGCCCAGAAGCCTATTGGATATTACGGAGAGTTCAGACCCACGGGAGTAGATACGTCTGCTGCACGAAGGTTTGAGGCGCTTGCTGGTTTAGCGGGACAGGTAGGCGATATTGCTGCTGCATTTGGCAAAAAGAAAGTTGCAGAACAAGCCTTTTTAAAAGAAAAAAACGATATAGCTGCTGCTGAAAAAGCGGCAAAACTTGCTGGTAATGCGTCTGCCCTTAGTGCTACCCCGCTAGAGCTCAGGGAGTACGATGATGTTAAAACTTACGAGCAAGATAGGGTTTTTAACGCTACTGCTGAAGCTGCATATACTGCTGGGATTCAAAACGAAATAACTGGCATAGTCTCAAGAGCTGCGGCTGCAAACCCAGAAGACATTGAAGGGTATAGAAACCTAACGTCGAGCGGTATGAACGGCTTGCTTAGTGTTGCTCCAGAAGAAATGCGTCCAGCTTTTGAAAGCTATTTCTCACAGTTAAATCAAACCTCTGCATCTAGGATTTGGAAGGCTCAACAGAAGAAGCAGAACGATATTGATTCGGCAACAATTCAAACGGCATTAGTCGATCAATCTGTAAATCTTGTCAATCTTGCAAGAAGTAACGATGCAGAACAATTGCGTAATGCAGCGTTAATTTGGGTTGAAACAGGCAAACAAGGAGTTGCTAAAGGTTTAATTGATAGTGGCAAACTTGCTACTCAAACAACAGAATTAAGAGATCGATTAGCAACGCAGTCTGCTTTAGGAAGATTTGATTTAATAATTAGAAATGAAGATCAAACAGTAGAGCAGCGAATTGAATCTGGTCAAAACGTAATTGATCAAATTAATAAAAGAGATACGTTTCAGGTAGAAGACCCGTTTGATCCTGAAAAGATGATTACGCTAGATGCTGATGAAAAAGATGCTCTTGTAAAAGATCTAGAAAGTGAATTAAAAGACTTTGAATCTGAAGAAATTAAGAAGGTTGAATCAGAGATTCAGGCCAGCAGATTTACGCAAATTTCTAACTATTCTTCTGCAATGGAAACGGTTCAAGATGTTTCAATAAGCGATAATGATAAATTATTTTCTATTGCTGAATCAGAAATGAAAGGAAACATTGGGCGAGAAGAAGCCGTATTGCTTAGAAGGTACGTTACGTCAGCTAAGGCCCTCAATGCTGTTACAAATTCTGAAGTCATGGGGGATATTGTAGCTAGAGCATACGATCTAAATGCCGATTTTGACATGGATGCTAACTCAAATAACTACTTGCAAGGCGTAAACAATCTTAGAGAAGACATATTAATTGCCAGATCAAAAGGCGATCTAACTTCTGACGATGAACTAAAGTTAAATAATCAGTTAAAGACTCTAACTGCCGCAAAGATTGCAGGAGCAACATCAGAGATTGCTAATGTTAATTCAAAAGCAGACCGAACAATCAAAGAATCATTACAGCCAGACTTGTGGGGCGTTGCTAGACGAGACTTATTAGACGCTGTTCGTTTAAGAAAGCAAGAAATTGAAGACGAAGGTCGTACAGTAGGTAGGCGAGAAGAAATAAATTTATGGTCAGAGCTGGCGCCTAGCGTGGTAGCCGGTATACAAGAAAAGAGGCGTGGAGAATCAATAGAAAGAGTTAACAGAATTCTTGCAATTCCCACAGTTACTACTCAAGCAGAATTTGATGCGTTACCTGCTGGCGCTAAATTTATTGAAAATGGCGTACAATATGAGAAGCCTTAATGCCTAGTCAATTTGGTGGAATACCAGTAGAAGAACCTAGAGAGGCTCAACAAAGTTCATTTGGTGGCGTGTCATTAGATGTATCCGAGCCTGTGCAAGTCAACATTCCAGAGGCCAATTCTTTAGCACTGGGAAATACAATCAAGCCTGATACAAAAGATCCAGAAGGCGTAGAGCTATTAGATGAGGCTGACGCTCAACGGCAACAAATGATTGCCTTAGCATCGACTAGGTTTCCGCCTGATGTAGTAGAAGGATGGAAAAACAATCCAATTGGTTTTGGTGAGACTGGTGATTTTTTAACTTGGTCTCAAGTCTTACCTGGAGGCGGCATTGCCCAAGGCGTAGAAGCATTAAATATCCTTTCTGTCTCAAAAAAAGTAGAAGCTGGAGAAGAATTAACCACTTCAGAACAGTCTACATTAGACGAATTTGTTAACAAGCAAATAGAAATGTCCGTAAGAGGCATGACTTATGGTGGTGAATTTCGGTACTACGGATCTCAAATGCCAGCGTTCATGCTTGAATTTGCTGCATCTGGAGGCCCAGGAAAGGCCGTTCAAACTGCGACTGTACAAGCAATAACAAAGGGTGTTGCCAAAAGTGCATTGCAACAAGCTACTGCAAAACAAGTTGGACGAGTAGCAAGAGTAGCTACCCAGTCAGGTCTTATGGTTCCAATGGGAATTGCCAATTATGGCGAGCAAAGACTTGGGCCTTGGATGGTTACTGATAAAGGTCAGTTGATTTTTACGGAATCTAAAGATACCCCTGCCCTGAGTGCATTAAAGGCTTATGCTCATGTTAGCGCAGAAGTGGCTAGTGAATTGTCTGGCGCCACTATTGCTAAGTACGCAATCAATCCTGTTACTAAACGGTTAAAAACACCGCTAATCAATGGGATTAACAATCTGCCAGAAGGTTTAAAGCTGGGATTGTTTGAGGCATACAAGAAAATTAAGCCTAACGCCACCATATCTAAAGCGTTTACCGCTGGTGGGTGGAACGGGATGCTGGCAGAACTAGGCGAAGAACGTGTTGCCGATGTGTTGAGAGAAACAACTAACATTGTACTGGAAGAAGGCTATACGTTTGACCAAGTGTTAGATGGGATTACACCTACAAAAGACCAATTATTGCTAGAGGCTGGTCTAATTTCTGCATTGGGCGGCGTTAAAGCTGTATCAAATATTGCTACTAATTTGCTTATTCAAAAAGGCTTTACTAGAAAGGAAGCAGAAGAAACTGTCAGTAACATGGCAATGACTGAGCAAGAAGCATTTGTTGAAGGTCAGTTGCAACTAGAGTCTGCGGTAGTAGAAACAGAACGAGAAGCCGCTACTGGCAAAATCCCTACTAGCGTTCAGTCCGCAATACTAGAATCTTATGACCAGCTAAAAGAAGGAGACATAACTCAAGCCTACAAGGCAAAAGAAGAAAGCCTAAAGAAGTTGGGTAAGGCCAGAACTAATGCGTCTAGGGCCAATACTCCGTTGGCAAAACTTATAGCGTTTGTGAATCAAACTACTGTTCAAACTGCTGCTGGTGAAAGCAAAGACAATACTAAGTCTGGGATCAACATTGATTCCTATGTGATGGAAACTGGCGCTGAAAAGTCAGAATTAAGATCAATCAATAAGAAGCTAGGTTACACGTTATTCCGAGCTGAAGGTGGAATGTTAATTGACCAAATAGTTGAAAGTCTGCCGCAAACTGAATACTGGGGGCCTGAGTCAAGTTTAGCTGACGTAATAGAAGTTATTGACCAGATTGTAGCAAACCCAAAGCTGCCAGCTTATAACGAAAAACAAGCTGACTTGGACATTATTGAAAAAGAAATCGAGGTTCTTGAGCAGACTAAAAACGAAGAACTTGAAGACTACTATAAGAATTTACAGACTCGTCAAGAAGTCGAAACTGCGGAACTAGAAAGGATTAGCCTAGATGAGCTTGAAGCAAGTTTAGAGCAGGAATACCCAACTATTAGCCTGGAAGAATTTGATGCTTCTATGAAGTTAATGGAAGATTATATTGCGCTACAAGAAAGTTTGGCTTTGGATAATCCTGTATTAGAAGCACAAACCGATGCTGGACTAGAAGCAGAGGGGTTAAATATAGATCCCAATCAAAGCATATTTAACGAATTATATTATTCTCTTTTTGATAGGCTTGGAGCGTTAGTAGACCTATCTAGAGAAGCTGTTAAACGGGGCGCTACGTTAGCAGACGGGCAAACTACGGATTACTTGATTCGTCAATATTATTCTGTTGCTGGACTAGCCAAGCAAATACTAACGGTCAACACCAACACTATAAATCCAGACGGTCAAATAAAGATTACAGGCAGGGGTTTGCGTTCTATCTTGGATGATTTTGACAATCTTATTATTCGGCTAGAGCCTAACAAAAACCGGCGCAGCCAAGATTTAAAGGATTATTTAGAGGCCAGAAGGTACTGGAACGATCTGCAACAACGAGAAGACGTTAAGGTTACTGAGCAGCAAAAATTAAATTCTGCCAAGACGCTAGATTCTTTGGCTATGAAATATGGCGATAGTCTGAAATGGTTTGATGAGACTGCCAAGGAAATCTATGAGTTTCAGAAGCGTGTCCTGCGTATAGCGGTTGATTCTGGCAATATGAAGGAAGAAACCTATAAGAATATTACCGATAAAAACCAAAACTACATTCCGTTTCAGCGTGTTTTAGATGAAGAATTTGGCGAGTACGATTCTGCTGGACAAGGCAAGGTATTCACTAACGCTACAATCAATCGAGTTATAAAGAAAATTGTAGGGTCTGAGCGAGAAATTAAAGATCCTATTGAATCTATTATTAGAAATACTTTTAAGATAGTAGACCTTGCCGCTCAAAACAGGGTTGCTCTTTCTATCTCTTCTCTTGCAGACATTATGCCTGAGTACATTCAGCCTATCGGCCCGTTAATGGAGACAATAGAAGTAGACGGGAAAAAAGTAAAACGTCCAGCTAAAGAGGCTCCTAAAGGCACTATTACTGTCTTTGAAGATGGGAAAAGAAAGTATTACAGGGTAGCACCACCAATATTGAAAGCTGTCGAGCAGATGAGACCAGAACAATTTAATTTTGTTCAAAAATTCTTTCAAGCTCCAGCGTCAATATTGCGTGCAGGAGCAACATTAATTCCTGAGTTTTGGGTTCGTAACGTATTGCGAGACATGCAAAGTGCATTCATTCAGTCTGAAGCTAGACCTATTCCTGTTATTGATCCTATTCGCGGATTAGTGGCGCTTATTGGAAAGACAGACTTGCATAACCAGTGGATGCAATCTGGTGGTTCATTTAATAATTATATGGAATTGTCCGACAACGGCATGGCTAGAGCTCAAAAAGAACTTCTTAGTAATGACGGGAAGATAGCCAGGTACTTAAAAAATCCATTACGGATACCTGAAGATATAAGTTTGACGTTTGAGCAAGCTGTCAGAATCGGTACGTTTGCTGCTGCCAAGCGAAAAGGCATGTCAGATACCAAGGCTGCATTTGAGTCTAGGGATGCTACTTTAGACTTTGCACGAGGTGGCAGTTTTTCTAAAATGGTCAACAGGTATATTCCATTCTTTAACGCTGGGATGCAGGGCGTAGACAAGTTATATCGATCTATGCGCGACAACCCAAAAGCAACTACCATGTGGGCAGTAGGCACAATTACTATGCCCAGCCTGATATTGGCAGGGTATTATTTGTACGCTGCTCCAGATGATGAGCGAGAAGAATATTCTGAAATCCCACAGTGGCAGAAGGATATGTTCTGGATATTTAAGATGGATGGTGAATGGGTGCGGTATCCAAAGCCATTTTCATTGGGGTATCTTTTCGGATCTGTTCCAGAAAGGTTCTTAGCCTGGGGTCAATCTAAAGGCATTAAAGATGTTCAAGACTTTTGGTTGCAATTAGTTGGCGGCGTTGTTGGCTCTCTTAGTCCAATATATGACCCTAGCGCAATATTCCCGCCATTAGTTAAGGTTACTGCTGAAAATGTTAGCAATTATAATTATTTCCAAGGACGTAATATCTACCCACCATGGATGGACGATCTTCCGCCAGAAGAAAGAAAAACCAGATATGGCAGCAGGTCTGCTGAAGAAATTGGGAATATATTAGGCGTTTCACCGGCTAAAGTAGATAATGCTTTGCGGGGAACTTTGGCTGGTAGTGCTCAGTATGTTACGGATGCTGGCGATTACATCCTTAATGAAGTAGATAAATGGAACGGAGAAGAAATTCCAGCTAGGCCAACAAGCCCACTAGATACGCCTTTAATTAGAGCTTTTACAATGAGACCGCCAACGGGGTCGGTAGCAGAAAGCACAACTTTATTTTATGATTCTGCCAAGTTAATTAGACAAGCAACCAACAAGCTAGACGATCTTAGAGGCGAAGAACGTGGAGAATACAGAGAAGAAAATATAGCATTAGTCAGATCCGAAAGAGCTTTTAATTCTGCAACTAAAAATATTAGCCGGTTAAATAAAAGAAGAAATTTAATTTATGAAAACTTGGTGATGACTGGCCAGGAAAAAGAACAAGAACTCAGAAGACTTGATGATTTGATTCTTGAACAAGCTAAAAGAGCTAATGCAGTGTTAGATCAGAACATTAGAAATCTAGAAGATGAAAAATAGTAGGTCGTTATTAACCGATATTTTTGATAAAATCAAACGAATTACAGGTGCCCTATGACAGTATTAGACAACACTCCAAGAGACCAATACACCGCTACCGGTGGTCAAGTTGCGTTTTCATACACGTTTGAGATCGCTGCTGAAGGTGATATTGCGGTCTTACAGAACGGCGTACTGCTCAGTTTAGGCGCTGGTGCTGGCGAATATGCGGTTACTGGCGTAGGCTCAGACACAGGCGGCGTGGTCACACTGGTCACTGGTGCAACGTCTGGGGACATTATAACCCTATACCGTGACATGGCATTAGAGCGTCTTACGTCCTACACCAATGGCGGTGACTTCCTAGCGGCAGACGTAAACAACGACTATGACCGTCTATGGTTGGCACTCCAGCAGAATACTGGCACGTCAAACCGAGCCCTAGTAGCGCCTAATACTGATCCCACTAACATTAATATGACGATCCCTGACAAGGCTACTCGTCTGGGCAAGTATCTTAAGTTCAACGATACTACTGGTAATCCTGAAGCTGGCAGCATAGCTGGTGCTTATACCGCTGCTGGCATGAATGTTTATAACTTTACGGGCGATGGGACTACAGTTAACTTCACTCTAGGCATGGAGCCTGGAGGCGAGAACAATACTCAGGTCTATATTGACGGTGTGTACCAGCAAAAAGATGGCTACAACGTATCTGGTGCAGTCGTACAATTCTCTGTTGCACCACCTAATCTCAGCACCATTGAGGTCATGGTCATTGAGGTATTGCCAGTAGGCGCTACTACTGCGTCACAAGTATCCTTTACTCAAGCGGGTTCTACTTACGGCAGGAATGTCCAACTCAAGCTACAAGAATCAGTATCGGTCAAAGACTTTGGTGCTGTGGGCGATGGGGTGACGGATGATGCGGCGGCTATACAGGCCGCTTTTAACAGTCTTGGCGCAACTGGTGGAACTGTATTATTTCCTAACAGCACATATTTAATTGGCGCAACCGTAGCTATTCCTAGCAATACAATCGTTGAATTTGATCAATCTCAAATAAACACCGCACGTAATGGCATTCTCTTTAAGATTGAAGGTTCGGATGGAGCTAGAAAAGAAAATGTTATTCTCCAAAATGGAAGATTTACTGCAACAACCATTGGAACTGGTGGGCAACAAACATTACAGGTTATATGGGCTGACAATATTTTAGTCAGAAATTGCACCTTTAAAGACTTTGGCGGTGTTGCTGTTAAATTTAATGGCGGAAACTTTAATGTTGAGGTGTCAAATTGTACTGCTGACAATATAGGCGTTATTTCATTTTATGCTGAAGGTGATGGTTCGGTAGCAAACAAAGGGTGTTACAACGTCAGATTTTTAAATAATACTGTCACAAATTATCTTTACGGTATTGAGGCCAAGCAAGCAAGTGATATAAAAATAATTGGAAATACGGTTAATACCCAAAGGGCAGGATCAACTAAATACGGAATTTTAGTTACTCGGGATTATTCAACTGGAGCAGAAATTACGCCAAGAAATGTCATTATTTCTGAAAACTCATTAACTGATGTTGTTAAATTTGGCATCAATGTTACCGCAACAGCAGACGCTATAATTAGCAATAACTACATTAGAAATTGCGGTGGTCAAGCCGTCATTGTATCTGGCTCCCACTTAACTGTTGAAAACAATCAAGTCGTTTCATCTGTTGGCGCTGGAATTTCGGTTAATTATAATTCCGGAGTTGTCGGTGGTTCGGGCGGAATAACTGATACCGGATATGATAAAGCGTATGCAGTTGTAAACAACAACACCGTTCATTTAAACTCTGCTGCTGCATCATATAATTTTGCTGATCTGGATTATTCTATTGTTAGCGGTAACTTAGCAACAGAACAATCTTATGTTGGTTATGCAATGCAATTAGACGGGTCATTTGAAAGCCAAGTATTGAATAACCAAGTTCATGGAGGCTCCTATACTTTTGGCTATCGCATAGAAACAACATCGACAAATTTAACTTTTTCTGGCAATGAAGCTACAGGATACGCGAATGGACTCTTGTCGATTCCTGGCGCTCATCCTGGATATTACAAGACGAACAGCGATATTTTTATTCAAGCAGAACCTAGAGTTCAAACTGCTGATGCAACGCCAACTGCATTGTTCACCAAGACGTTAGGAACGAATCAACTATGGAGCGTAGACGCTACAGTTTTTTGTAGGACAAACAGTTATCGAGGCTGGTATAAGGTGTCGGCTTGTGTTTATCGCGCAACGGGATCTGCCGTAATTCAAACAGCAGTAGTTAGTCTTGCCACTGCTGAAAACGATGCTGGTTTAGATGCAACAATAGTAGTCAGTGGTAATGATGTGCAAATTCAAGTAACTGGAATTGCAGCAACGAGCATAACATGGACTGGTTTTATTCAGCTGCAAAAGTCAGCCGCATAGGAGATTAGTATGACAATTAAGCAACTAGGCGGAGTCTTTGGCCGCAATCCAACTTTCAACGATGTAACCATTGAAGGTGAATTAACTTTTGATGGGGACATTGACATTAACTCTGACCTTAAAGTAGATGGTGATCTTGAGGTTACAGGAACATCTAAACTTACAGGAAATGTAGGTATTGGCAAAAGTTCAGGCGTTCAATCTCTTGAGGTTCAAGGTGGAGCGTTATTTGGAAGTGGAACTGACGGCATTAAATTAACGTATAGCGGTGGTAACAGCACAGGCATTATTGACACGGGCTATACCTCAACTGGTTTAGAGTTCAGAGTTGGCAATGTCAAAAAGTTAATACTCAATAGCTCCGGCAATCTGGAGATGAATTCTGGCTCAGGCATCGACTTCTCTGCTACCGCTGGCACTGGAACCTCTGAGCTGCTCGATGATTACGAGGAGGGTACATTTACTCCAGAAATTGCAGATGCTTCTTCTGGTGGCAATACAGGATCAGCAGCATTAGCAGAAGGATATTACACAAAAGTCGGAAGGCTTGTGACTATAGCTATTTCGCTTATCGACATAGATACAACAGGAATGACATCGGGCAATAATTTATACGTTAGAAATCTTCCTTTTTCTCAAGGGGCTGGAGTAGATCATGGTTCAGCTAGGGTGAATGCAGTTACATTCTCTGGGTCATTATCAACTTATTGCACAGGAACTTATGCGCTTGTTGCTGATAGCGTGTCAGGAGCAAGTTTTGGTTATGTCACCGTTGGCGATTGCACCAGTGGTAGCGCCGATATTTATATGAGTTTCACATACAGGGTATAAATCTATGGCTCTCACAAAAACACATCCACGCATGATTGAAGGCGCAGGCATTAGCGTCATAGATTATGGGGCAGACCCAACCGGAACAACGGATAGCACTTCAGCAATCAATCTTGCAATAGCTGCGCTTACAAATAATTCATCGCTTGTCTTTCCTTCTGGTAATTACATTTATCAAGGAGGTACAGGATCTTCATCTTTTAATGGTCTGTCAAATGTTTCAGTTATTGGTTACGGCGCTCGATTAACGCAGCCCGTTGAGACTACGACAGGTAGAACTGGAACTAGGAAAACATTATATATTCTGAACAGTACGAACATATCCGTGAGCGGATTATCCTTTTATGGTAATCATTTAGACCTTTCTGCAAGTGATAATAGTTATCAAGCTGGTCTTGTATTCGATGGTTGTACTGATTGCGTGGCTATAGATTGCCGAGCAGAAAATTTGCAACGAGGATTTATCGCGCAAAATTCATGCTCTAAAATTATATTTTCTAATTGTTCTGCAAAAACAACTTACAACAGTTTTCTTGCCTTAAATTCTGAGAATATAACATTTTCTCAATCCATTTCGGATGGTGCTCACTATAATCCTGTTGGAGCAACGGCTAGTGATAAATCTGCTGGGTATGGATTCCTTTCAGACTCATCTCTCAATGTAACTTTTGATGCTTGCACTTCATTAAAGGGTGGTTCTGAGTGTTTTCGCACCCAACATAGTACGGTTGGCTCAAAGACAAACACCATTTTTAGTGGATGTAAAAGCATACAAACGAGAAGGTATGCTTATTCAATTCGTAGCCAAGCAGGATACTCATCGGTATCTGATTGTTCGGCATTGGATGTAGCAGACCCAAGCGTTTGGGATTCTTCACTATATTTTGAGCCGTGGAGCGCAAATGTTTACGGGGTAATTATTGATAGTGTTGGTAGCAATAATGTCGTATCCAACACAAAAGTATTAAACCTAATAGCCACTGGGCGAGGAATACAGATTGGGGGAAATCAAGATAATTTAATTATCAATGGCTGTACGGTTGAAGTTCCTGCTGATGGTAGAGGTATAACTATAAGCTCGGCAACGGTTACTTATGGAGTTATTACTAACAATGTCCTTGAGATAACTGGAGAAACAGGAACGCCATACGGCCTTGATCTAATTGGATGTAGCAAGTCAATCATAAAAGGCAATATTGTAAATGGCGGCTATGATGGCGTGGTTCTAGGGGCTGGGAACGATGATAATGTTATTTCAGATAACGTAATATTTTTTTGCATGAGAAATGGCCTGAACATATCTGGATCAAGAAATGTTATAGCAAATAATAATATAAAAGATGTAGCTCAAACCATAGCAACAGGAGCAGGAATATATTTAAACGGGGCATCCAACATTCTTGGGCCTAATATCGTATCTGACACTCAGGTAGCTCCCGGAGCTCCCACTTTGTATAAGGCGCTTTGGCTTACCGCAAATGCTACAAGCACAGTCTTGGGGCCAGTGACAGAGTTTGGGACATCGACGGGTATTAGGTCAGATGTTGCAATAACGGCATCAAAAAGCCCTCTATATGGCAAGGGCGCAACAGCTACAGATATCGCGACATTATTGACTAGCCTCAGAAATGCGGCAATTATTGAAACCTAATACCCGTAACGGGTGGACAGTCCAACCAAGGAGATAAAATGGCACTTACAGAAGAAACAAAGAACGACAAGATCGAGGTACTACAACTGGCTGCTGGCTATCCAGTGATCCAAGTTCGTACTGCAACGATCATCAAGCGTGATGACGTAGAAATCTCGCGTACATTCCACCGTCATGTACTGACGCCAGATGCAGACCTGGCTGGCGAAGATGCTGACGTTGTAGCAATTGCTGGCACAGTATTCACGGATGATGCCAAGGCTGCACATGCTGCTGCCCAGGAGGCTGAATAATGACTACATATATTGAGAAACAGCTCTTTGCCGAAGACACCTTTAGCCAGTCAACTAGGTTCGAGGGAGACTTTAACTTTTCTATCCGAGGCTTCTTCAACGCTGGTACTATCGTCACCGTACAGCGCAGTGTGGACAACTCTAATTGGCTAGACGTTGATACCTTCACGTCTACCGGCGAGAGTGTAGGCTATGAACCTGAGCTAATTTACTATCGTGCTGGGATCAAGGCTGGAGAGTTCGGTGCTGGAACCAACATCTTTATACGATTTGGTGGCAAGTGGATTACTGGCGTTCCTGTAGCTTGACCCATGCAAGAAGAAGCTAAAACAGTTATGGATTCATTAGCAGTAGGCGGCACTGTGGCTACACTGGCTGGCTGGCTTCCTAGTGTCGCTAGTTTGTTCACGATCATCTGGTTAGCGTTGCGTATCTGGGAGTCTGATACTATTCAGAAGCTCGTTAAACGAGATGGCTAATGATTGCTGAACTAGCCGCATTTAATGCCGCCTTTGGTGTGGTGAAAGGATTCATTGCTAACGGCAAGGATTTGCACGATTGCTTTGGCCAGATCGGCCAGATGGTCAACGCTAAAGAAGATCTGAAATCACGCCAGCAAAGGAATAAGAAATCTTTGTTTGCAAATGATGCAGAGGAGTTCATGGCCCTTGAGACGATAGCTAGGGCAGAGCAGGAACTGCAAGATTTTATGGTTTACTACGGACGGGCTGGCTTGTGGGACGACTTTATTGTGTTTCAAGCTAAGGCTCGCAAGGCAAGACTAGAGGCTAAGAATGCACACATCCAAAGGATCAACCAGCGAATGCACTACGCAGGTCTTGCAGCGGGTTGCGTCTTGGTCGCTGCTGGATTGTATGCCTGTTTCACAATCATATATGCGATTGTAAAATAACGTATAAGGAGAACAACATGGGTATTTTTACATACATTGAAATGGTGCCAGTTATCATTGCTTGTGCATCAGCGTTAGCGGCAATGACACCGACTCCTAAAGATGATGAGTTAGTATCCAGGCTAGGAAAAGCATGGTCTAAGCTGTACAAGGTCGTGGACATTCTAGCTCTTAACGTATTCCGAGCTAAGGATAAGTAGTGAGCGAGTCGTTACTAAGTCGTATCGGCGTCTCTGGCTACAACAAACCTAAGCGTACACCCAAGCACCCTACTAAGTCTCACGTTGTGGTGGCTAAGTCTGGCGATACGATTAAAACTATTCGGTTTGGGCAGCAGGGTGTTAGCGGGTCTCCACCAAGTGAAGGCGAGTCAGATGCTAGCAGAAAGAGACGTGAATCATTCAAGGCACGTCATAGAAAGAACATAGCCAAGGGCAAAATGTCTGCGGCTTACTGGGCAAACAAGGTGAAATGGTAATGAGAAAACCAAAGAAAGGATTGTACGCAAACATCCAAGCTAAACGTGCTCGTATCGCTGGTGGATCTGGCGAGAAGATGCGTAAGCCAGGAACAAAGGGCGCTCCCACTGCTAAGGCATTCAAGAGTGCAGCGAAGACCGCGTACAAGAGATGACGTTTAAGTACTTTACCCGTCAAGAATTTGACTGTCAGGAGACTGGCGAAAATGAAATGGAAGATGAGTTCATCCATGCTTTGGATGCGTTGCGCCACGAGTGCGGCATACCGTTTCGGATTACTAGCGGGTTCCGTAGTGAGAAACATAGCCTTGAAGCTAAGAAATCTAGCGGGCCAGGACAGCACGCTAGAGGCATTGCTGCTGATATTGCTGTTACTAACGGGTCTGAGCGTTTCATTATTGTTAGCAACGCTATTAGGCTAGGTTTCAGCGGCATAGGCATCCATAAGAGCTTCATACACGTCGATACTCGTACCACTGTACCCGTACTGTGGGTGTATTAAAGGGGCCTTAGAGACCCCTATACAGCGTCAGAAAGGTAAGTCTTCTTCATCCAATGGGGCAGCAGGTTCAGCCTGTTTAGGTGCTGATTGACCTGAATCGCTCCAGAAAGTTTTGACATTGCCAATGTACGGAGCCTTGACACCCTGCTCCCGTTCTTCTTTGCTCAGTGATTGTTGAATACCACCGTTGTTGTCGTACTTATCCTTCTCACTATCAATGTAGGCTGTACAGTTTGCATAGATAGATCCATTCTTGCCTTTGTAGAACTTAGACTTGTCTAGCTTTGTGACATCAATTGAAAAGTTTACGCCAATCTTACTCATCGTTATTTTCTCCTTCAGTGTTTAAAGTTGTCATTAGGGCTGTAAGTTTTTCTTTCTGTTCTGGATTGAACCGATTGAAAACCACGTTCTTAATGTATGGGTTTAGATCGTTAGTGATTTCTTTAACGCCTAGAGCGTCTTCTTCATTGACGCAGTTATTAATATCAACGCAATAGTCCGCTATCATCACGTTTGCCTTGCCAGTCTCGGCTCTGTATCGATCCTTGAATGCTGTCTTGTGACCTTTAGGCGCACCATTAAAGGCTTCCGTAACATCTTCATCTGACATGTTACAGACGTATTCTAAAAACTCTAATGGCTTACCTTCATTCAGCTTTGCTAACACAGCTTCGTATAGATCTCTGGCAGCATCTGGGTCTGGCGCTGCTTGTGGCAGATCCTCACCAGCGTATATGTAGGCACCCAGTCCATGCATTGATAAGCCCTTAGTCAAGCATCGCATCTTAGCGGTGTTGATCTGGAAGGCATTAGGATTGGCTACTGCATTGTTGCGGTGATCCATAACGGGCAACCACATTTCATGGTTGATGTTATCGATTGTGACAACACAGTGTACCGTCATCGTTTCATCTTTGTGGATCTCATTATCCAGGAAAGCATAGGTTGCTTCTGGGTAA